AGTAGGCGGCAGGCTGCACGGTGGCGCTGCGGCCGTAGATGGCATTAGACTTGGATGCATCCAGACTGAACTTATATGTTCTGGCTCCTTTCAGTTGAGCCGTGCCCCGGTTCTGCCCCGGAGAAAACTAATCACGGCATAAAAGATCCCCGTTCCGGTGTGGAGCGGGGACTGTGTTTGAAAAAAAATCAGCCCTTGACGGCCTTTGCAGGCGCAGCGGACTGGGTGGCGGGGTTGTAGTCAAACTCGTCCGGCGTGCCGATGGCCTTCACGTCGCAGGCAAAGGTGGCCTTGGAACCGGCTGCACCGCCTACGTCGCTGGTGACGATGATGGCAGCGCGGCCCTGTTCGCCCTTGCCGGTGCGCAGGCTGAAATAGATGTACGGCACGATGATATCGCTGCCGGTACCGTACACAATCTTGTGGCTCAGCACAAAATCCTGAAAATCATCGCCCACGCAGCGGTCGCCGTTGACGGTAAGGGTGCGCTGGGTGCCGGTCTTTTCGGTGACGTTGCCGGTACGGATGTACTGAGCATCCTCGGTGGTGGCGTTCAGGGAGCCGGAATGCTCCTTCACATGGTCGGCGCAGACGATCCACTGGCTTTCCTTGGTCTGGGTGCTCTCGATCTGGAACGCCAGCACAAAATCGTTCGCCGTCTCAATGCCGGTATACGACGCGCTGGGCGTGATGCCGGACTTGGTAATGGCTTCAGATGCTGGTGTGGCCGTCCGAGTGCACCACGGTGGTCTCCTTGATCTCAAACAGGCACATTTCCACGGCCCGCTGGGTGGGCATATTATAGTCGCTGCGCTTGGGGTCGCGGATCAGATAGCCGTGCTCACGCATCCAACTGAACAGCCGGTTCTGCCCGATCTGCACACCGTTCTGGCACAGCAGTTTTGCCAGCTCACCTACAAGGATGCTCTTCTTGCTGGCGCTTACAGCATCCGCAAAGATGCCCTTCGGGGTCAGCTCTGCAATCTGAGCGTCCTTGTGCTCCAGCTCGTCGTGGGCGGCAATCAAGGCCTGCGCCATCAGCTCCGCGCGGGAAAGCTGCGGGCGCTGTGCCAGCTGCTTCTCCATCTCGTTGAAGGCTTGGATGTACTTGAGCTTCCATCCCAGCGCAGCCTTGCCAGTAAAGCCCATGACCAGCAGGCTGAAGCCGTCGCGGTTCATGAGGTAGGTTCGCTGAGGTCTGTCGTAGCTGTCCGGGGCTTCCGCCTCGAAAAACATCTCCCCAAAATTGGGGACATCTTTCTTGAAGGTATCAATGTCACGCATCACATGGTCGTGACGCTTCTCGAAGTTCTCAGCGATTTGGCGGCTGGATGCTACCGGCTCGCCGTTCTGGGTGGATAAGATGATCTCGTTCATTGTGAACTCCTTGTTATTGGCTCCTACCTGCTGTAAAATAGTAGCAAGCAGAAAGGAGGTGGATTGCATGAAATTCAAAATTGATGTAAAATGCTGCAAATGTAAATGTTCTTTTGAGCTTGCTCCTACGAGTTTTCTCAAGCGCGAATCAGCTGAATGCCCGAATTGCGGTCAGCCCATTCCCGCAGCTGAGTACGAAACTCTAAAGGCAGGAATCACCGCTCTTGGCAGCCTGCCCGGACATATCGGCCCGGACGATGGCGGGAATCCTTTCGCATTCGCGGAGCCGGTTGGTTTTGATCTCTGCGTGAAGGAAGATACTTCCGCATATCTTCATTCACTTGAGCCTGCTGATGAACCCCAGTCTTAAATTTTAGCAATCTTCTTTAAACGAGCTTTCACGACTTCAAGCATTACCTCTGCTTGTTCGACTGAAAGCTCGTTTTCCTTTAGAACGGCATAAATATCATCACAAACGGTCTTGAACTTCTCGCCGCCAAGTTCCTCTGCGATATACTCAACCGGTGCCGGGGTGATGCCCTGCATCAGCCTGTCCATCGTTGCATATTCTCTGTACGTCATGGCTCTTACCTCCTTTGAAATGTAACTTGTAAGGTTACTTAATGGCCAAAAAATACGGCCTGCGGATTGTCGATACTCAAAAGTTCCACAATCTTTGAGGCTTCATCTGTACCAAAAACACGTTTCTTGAGCTTGCGTGTTAAGGTCTGCTCCGAAATTCCAAGTTCCTGAGCCAACATTTTTTGAGTGTAGCCTGCTTTGACCATGTACGACTTGAGCAAATTGACGTTTACCACACTTTTCACCTCCAAACGACCCCAGTGTAACTTGTGAGGTCACAAGTATAATAGCATCATATTTGTAACCTGTCAAGTTATTTTTGATAATTGAATTAAAAATATTGTAAACTGATGGTTTATCTGCTATACTATAGACATCAAAGGAGGTGCTCACGGTGACTGTAGGCGATCGCATTCGACAGGTACGTCAAGAGCAAGATGTAACCCAACAGGAGCTTGCCGATTACATCGGCGTATCAAAGCAGGCTGTATATAAGTATGAAAATAATATTGTAACCAATATACCGACAGACAAGGTTGACGCTATTGCCAAACGGCTGAAAGTATCTCCCGCCTACCTGATGGGCTGGGAAGAACAGCCGGAGCCCAAGAAGCCCACCATCCCCCCGGGCTTTGAGCCGATGCCAAAGATGGACTGGGTGCCGCTGGTAGGCCGGATCGCCTGCGGGACGCCCATCACGGCGGAAGAAAATGTAGAGCAGATGGTTTGTGTACCTTCTCGCTGGCACTCAACCTTTACGCTGACCTGCAAGGGCGACAGCATGGAGCCCCGCATCCACGACGGTGATCTGGTGGCGATTCGCAGCCAGCCGGAGGTGGAGCAGGGAGAAATCGCAGCGGTGCGCATCGGCGATGAAGCTACCCTGAAGCATGTGTATCTTCACGAAAACTTTATAGAGCTCCGCCCGGAAAACCCGGCGTTTGAGAGCATTATCCTTACCAAAGAGAAAATGAACACCGTTGTGATCGAAGGCAAAGCTGTGGGGCTCTGCCGAGATATATGAGGTGAATGCTATGACATTTTACGAGAAGTATTTGGAACTATGTGCCAGTGTGGACAAGACCCCGTCCGGTGCAGCGTTAGAGATGGGTCTTTCTAAGCCAACCGTGAACCGCTGGAAAAATGGCGGTGGTATTACAGATGCTACTGCCAGAAAGGTTGCAGCATATTTTGGCGTTCCTGTTGACTGTCTAACCAGAGAGACCGATGACCCCGCCCCTGAGCAAAAAGAAAAAGCCCCCCAGTCAGACGTTGACCGCCTGATGGAGGGCTTGAATGCCGAAAGTATACGGAAACTGAGAGAGTATGCAGAGCTGCTCCTGCTTGGGCAGGAAAAAGAAGAAAAGAAACCTTAAAGCGCAGACATCCTACTATAATAATAGTGTAAAAATGTACAAAAGTGTTGTAAATATCACTTATAAGTGATATAATAGCATAGGCGCAGACAGGATGTGGTTATATTGAATGATCTTGAAACACTGCTGCAACTAGTGATGTTGCTTGCAAAATATGGAAATTCAGTTATTGTTCATGATGTTTTCCGAGATGAGCTTGCTGGCTTACTTGCAAAATCAGGTTCGGAGGATAAGTTTTTCAAACGTTTAGCATCGTATATTCAACAGCTTGTGGAAAATGGGGAAGCCGCAATTGGCCCTCCGGGTGCACCGATCGAACATTTGGCAGGGCAAAAGAACCTTTGTGCTATGAGGTTCAAACTTGGAATTTCAAATCTTCGGGTTTTCTTTGTTTATAAAGATGGTTTAATATACTTGCTATCTTCTTTCTACGAAAGACAAGGACACAAAAACACTGAATACAGTACCCACACACCTATTGCTAAAACGCGTTTTGCAGAACTTATGGAAGGAGAATGAAAATGTCTCATAGAACAACATTGTCTGACCTTATCGCTGCCATAGCCAAAAACATGACTACTGCCGAACTTGCAAAGGCCGTTGTAAATATCCAAATTCAGCAAATGATACACGACACCCGCATGGCAAAAGGCTGGGCGCAAAAAGATCTTGCTGATAAAATGGGGGTAAAACAAAGCCTTGTTTCCCGTTGGGAAAGCGGGGATTGCAACTATACCATCGACACTTTGATTGACATTGCTGATGCTTTGGGGCTGTCGGTACAGTGCCCTTTGAAGCCCGATGAAAGAATCATGTCCACCGAACCTGAAAATGTGAAGTCTGATGCTGCAAACAACACAGCTTTTAAAACGCCTGACTTTTCTTCGTCAAGGTTGATTCGGTTCCCTGAAACACCTAAAAAGCCAACCGGAGGTGCACACAATGGATTCAAAGCAGTTTGAAGCTGACATTCAGTATCTTGGAAGCTTTCTTACGGAATGCTCTTTTAATAATAATATCATTGATGCTGTGTCGCAGTGTGAATTAACGCATCAGCTTTCTGTTTCTATCAGTGAGCAAGTTCCAATTGATGATCCTTCTAAGAAGGCTGCTTATGTCAGGCTCATTCTTGACGGCGTTTATTCATTGCAGGATGGTTCAGAAGCTTCCTGCAAGTATCACATGGTTATACACGGCAAGTTTATGATTGATAAGAGCGTACCTGACGAAGATTTTGAAGCAAAATTGTGGTTCAATGGCTCTGCAGCGGTGTATGGCATTGCCCGTTCAAAAATGGAGGTTATGTCCTCTATGGTTCTTAATCATGGAAAAATCGAGCTTCCAATGGTCAATATGTACGAACTGCTCAAAGCTCAGTTTGAAAAAGAAAACAAAAGTTAATCCTCGTTCTATGTTTATCCTCCGGGAATGACGGGGTGCCATGTGGCGTAGAATATCATTCACTTGTAAGAGCGGGGTTTGCTGAGCGCAAGCCCTGCTTTTTGTTTTCCATTTTCTTTTTTATAGGGAGTTTACAATGGGAATTTTCAAATGGTTGAAAAAGGCTACAAAGGTCATTGGCAAGATGGCTGTTGAAGCAGCGGAAGAAGATGAACGTTCAAAATACTCACCAAATCCTGAGTGGATGGGGCAAATGGATCTTGTCAACTCTCGTGCGAATGCAAGGATATTAGCCCCTCAGCTTTTGAAACAGGCTCAAGATTGTGCCAGAATCCTCTCGTCAACCACTGAACCGTCAACGTTCTTTATGAGATACGATTTTTGCGTTGGTCGGCTTATGATGCTTGAAGATTGTAAAAAATACGGAGTGAATGCTGCTACCACCGATTCGCTGAACAAATACACAGATTTAGACTTCAGGGATGGCGCAATAGAAGAACTTATACATCGAACCCAGATAAAGTATTCTAACAAAATACTGACGCTCAAGACATCAAAGGCAAAGGAAAACTGGGCAGCAAAGTATCATCAGGCTTTTGAACCCTACCTTTCTTATATGAGCGACCGGCAAAAGACAGCCCTTGGCGAAGCAAGCGCTGAATTATTTGAACTGGCTGGAAAATAAAAGGCCCCTCGGCAAAGCCGAAGGGCCAATGTATAAAGGAACCGTTTCAATCAGTCCCTTCATGTGCGAGCTGGGTTCTTCGCAGCGCGGCAGCGTATACTTCCAGCTTTTTGCGGTTATCCTTTGAGAGGGTGTCGTACACCTTCCTCATGTATCGCTTGTCTCCCTCAACACCTTGGGCGCTTTCAAGAACAGCAGCCTTCTCCTGCATCTGCGGTCACCTCCATGTTTCCATTTTTGTTTTATAGCCCTCTCCAAAGCTCACAAAACAACTGCTCACAACCATATGTTACATCAAACGGTTGTTGTTGTCAACAAATATCAAAAAATTGGATGCTTTTGCAATTTCAACCGAAAGGAGCAGAACGATGAAAAAGAGAACGAACACAGCGTTTTGGGTCGAAAAGGAAAAGCGCTGGTGCATCGCGGTGCAAAAGAACGGCACCCGCAAACGGTTTTACAGCAGTACGCCGGGCCGCACCGGCCAGCGGGAAGCAAACGCAAAAGCGGATGCATGGCTTGATGATAGCATCAGAGATGGAAAAAAGAAGGTCAGCGCCCTCTATGCCCAGTGGGTAGAAGAACTGAAGCTCACCTGCGGCACATCCTATGTTGAGCAGTGCAAGAAATACGGAGATTACTATATTCTGCCTGTCTGTGGGGACATCCGCATTGACGAGCTGACCGAAGGCGATCTGCAAAAAGCCATCAATATGTCTTTCAAAAAGCGATGCCTTAAAAAGGAGCGTCAGCGTAGGTCAAGCGACAAGCCTTTGAGCCGCAAGACCATTATGACGATCCGCTCAACGGAGATCAGCTTTTTGAAATGGTGCCGCCGGAACAGGTACAGTACGATGTTCCCTGAGCTGTCTATCCCGAAGAATGCCCGCATGGGGAAGAAAAAGATTTTACAGCCGACCGCTTTGAAAGTTCTGTTTGATGTGGACACCCGCCTTTACTATGGCAAGCTGGTCTTTGACGAGTATATCTATGCCTACCGGTTTGCAGTTGCTACAGGTGTACGCCCCGGTGAACTTGTGGGGCTCTGGTATGGTGATATCAAAGGAAACACGGTCAATCTGCGCCGCAGCATCAACCGGTTGGATGAGGAAACCACCGGCAAGAACGAAAACGCCATTCGCTCATTTGACATGGGCGAGGAAGCCCATGAGGCCTACGAAGCGCAGGTGGCCTTGCTGAAGGCTTCCGATATCCCGCTGAACTATACCACCCCTTTGTTCCAGATCCCGAACCAGAGGGCTTTATTCAAGCGCTGGAAGAAGTACCAGCGTGACAATGGCATTGAGCCTCAGGTCACGCTGTATGAGATGCGACACACTTTCGTCAGCATTGAATCCGGCGTATTGACCGACAGCCAGCTGAAGATGCTGGTCGGTCACAGCAAGAACATGGACACTGCCGGAGTGTATCGGCACGAGCTTGACGGTCAGAGGGAAGATCTTGCTGCCGCTACCACCGCGGCATTCAGGAAGGCTCAAGGGTGATTCTGGTAACACATTTGGTAACACTCTTTTTTGTAAACGTAGCAAAATACATGGGCTACAAACCAACCACACTACCTTTTTAGCAAGTGTTTAGGCGCGTTGCAGATATGCTTTTGACGTTACTCAATCATTTTTTGTTGTTCGACCCCCACTACCCGCATAAGAGAAAAAGCGCGATGAGTTCTCAGAATTCATCGCGCTTTCTTTTATATAATAAATAGTGTTGTTCGAGCCCTCTTCCTCGCACAAAAAGAAACCGGTACAAAATGAGTACACCCCTGATAGACATTCCTATTGATTGGGACCCGCAGGCTAAGCAACAGCAACGGGCTGCGTTAGCTGATTTTTCCGCAGCCCCTTGGCAGGGCTTTGAAAAATCAGAACGCGGCCCCAACAACTCCTCCCTGTTTCAGCCGCAGGCTGCGGTCGTCGTTGTTGCACTGGGCTGATTGCTTGCGGCATAAATGCCGCCGCCTTGTTCGAGATCCCCTCCCTCGCACAAAAAGAAAAACCAGCACACGATGTGTACTGGTTTTTGGTGCAGTAAAGCAATCCAAATCCGAACCATTTCCCTCGGATGCAACTTCTGTCGCTTCTCCAAAGGTGACGGTCTGTGTTCCTTCTTTATAATTAAAAGTTATCAAAACCTTATCATCATACAGATAAATCGCATTGATAAACGTATCCACCAGCGCCTGCCGCTGGTCTTTCAGGCTCATGTCCAGCTTGCGAAACCGCAGCAGCCAGAACCGAATGAATTCTTCGGTCACTTTCGGCTTCGCCAGCTTTTCTTCCGCAATGCGGGCTTCAAGCTCACGCTTGGTTTCTTCCAGCTGCTCCAGCCGCTCCTTGGTGGAACTGGTTAGGATTCCAGCTTGAATCGCGTTCAGCATA